CCCGCTTACGTCAGGCTGTCCTCCGGTGTACTTGATTCGAGGAATGATGAATTTCTGCTCATTCCCAGCACCATCGGGCAAAGTGAAGTCGATACTGGATTCGGTTTCGTTGAGAAACTTATCAACCAGGGTCGAATCTTCAAAAAACGCTGTCACTTGGCCGGTCAGGTTGCTGCGCCCAAGCGATGTAGCGATAGAGTTTTTGCTACCAACAACGAAGCGCGGCTCGATACCGTTTTGCAGAGTCAGGCTGATTTCGGTAATTACCGCGATCTGCACCCCGCCCTCATTTAGTGACCCGGTAAACGAATCTAGCGGCGAGGTGGTGGAAGGGGCAGGGAATGTCGGCGTACCAAGTGCCGACAAATCTTGAGCGGTGGTTTGCGATTTACCGATTACCGAAAAGGTGCCGGTGATCATCGAGTTTGCAGTTACCGAAAGCTGCATCTGATTGATTTCGACGCCAGTGTAAATGTAATAAGGGTTATCTGCTCCGTCGATGTCGGCAAAGTTACGCACAAACGTAAACGATGATCGGGTTTGACCTGATTTAATCTGATCAGTGCCAACTACAGGCGTATCGGTAGCCCAATCATCGGAAACCAGGACGCCTTGCAGCAACTGATCAAAGCTGCCATAGCTCAGCTCGAAATTGATATCACCCCCGACCTGGTTGGACCCTTGACGATAGTCAGAGATTTGTCGATCCGATCGGATTTCCTCACTTTGCAGTGAGTCCTTAGACAGCCCCAGGGTTGTGCCAGTAATCCGCACAAGATCAAGCGCAGGATCGGTCGGCGTCACTCCATTGGTGGCCTCTTTTACAACAAACATTGAATGCCGTGAGCCATTAGCCATGATAATTTCCTCTAGTTTCGGTTAGTGCGTGAATAATAATGTACATCAACAGAGATTCGATAATAGCCGCCAACGTATCTTGACGGCGACAAACTACTTGATAAGACAACAACCTGCTGTCCGTTACTTTCAATTCGCAACCCCGCTTTAAAATAGCTGGCAAACTCGTCGGCCTTTTGCAGCGGGACGCCTGATCCTTTGTTTTGCGGATAGTTAATATCAATCTGCAAAACCCCGGGGTGATTGTCTTCGCCAAAATCCCCAAGCGTTACCGGGTGACTCTCAACCCTCAAATTGTGCAACTGTAGCCACAAATCCTGGCCTGTCACCTCTAACGGGTCGTTCGGGTGACCCATGGGGGTTACGTTATCAACCGTTTTGGCTGCCGTGACGAGTGCGCGCTCTATGTCCAGGTAATTAGTCGCCACTAGCCAATGGCCTTAGCGTTGTTCATCACGATTGAATCCCAGCGGGCAGTGTTAATTCTCACCATGCCTTGTGGCGCCTGTGCCGACCATCCGTCATACTCAATCGGTATGCTGTACGGCAAATTGTTTGTCATGAAAACTGTATTTCCCCAATCTGCTGCATTTACAACAGACTCCATGCGTGCAACTGTACCGTTTCCTATTTTATCAGATTCGTCTGTTGTTTCAGTGCTTGGCTTGCCGATCGTTGCAAACCAGTTATTCCGCATGACACCTTTGTCTACAGGGGTTTGATAAATAACAGAAGCAAACAGATCGAAAGCAGATTTTCGCATAACTCTTTCGCCTTCGGCTTTTGTCTTAATACCGAACCTTTCTAAATCACCGCCAAAGCTCACTTGCTTACATCCATTAAATAAACGACTGTCACATCTGCCGGTTTAATAGGTACCACGTTAGACAGCGGGAACCAATTACCATCAACCTCGATTGATTCGCCTGGCAGCGGGTTTGCATCGGATCGTATTACCAAGGTTTTTGATGCTGTCCAGGTTCCTCCTGTGCTCCCAAAGTTTTGCAGCATAGTTTGCTCATCAGCAACCAAACCCCAAACCGTTCTGGTGGCTCCGTCAGGCGTTGTCATTGTCGCAGGATCATAAACGCCTTGGGCTTTGACCGTGTATTGCTTCCCAAGATCAGCAAACACCGGTACAAGCTCTGCAATAATTTCGTTGTAGAACCCATCCGACGCAGCCATTAGTTTCTAATCACTCCGATAGAACTGCTTCCGGTCGTTGTAAATTGCTTGCACAAAGTATCGGCAAGCGAAAAAGTGACCCAGTCGGTTGTCGTTGTGATTGCGCCAGTCTGGTATTCGATCTCTGTTTCAACAGGACCAACAACAGTCTTTTTGCGCTTGACGTCAGTCGTGTTGACGCTTGTTGATTGTGCAGGGTATAACGTCCCAGCAAGTGATGCACTGGCGTAAATACATACGGCCTTCGCCCAATCATCTGGCACACCTTCTATCAGCACTCCATAGCGGCTGTACAAGTCTGCTCGTGGCATCTCCAGCCCTTGAGTGCTAACCAATGGACTGCTTAAAAGTTTAGGCCCCCATCGCGCATCAGCGTATTCGGAGCCAGCCATAATTGCGGCTTCTTTATCTTGCGTGGTTTCAGCCGCCCAGGCTTCGCCAAGATAATCATCAGCATAATCTACACTGACATACGCCGTGGCATTCTCAATGCCTGTCCCATCCTCTAATAAAAATGCTGGCATGGTCGCTTAGTTACGCCGCCGGTGGCGTAAACTCTCCATATAGAATATTGCTGTAAATAATTTCCTGCACGTTGACCGTTTGCGATGCGCTTATAACGACACCAATTACAGTAAGGCTATCATGTGAAATCACCTGAACTATATTCCTAAACGATTGAGCAGCAGAGTTACCTACAGTAATTGCTGTATCACTAGCGTGTGACACTGACTGCGTGGCATTATTAAACGACTGTGCAGCAAAACTAACTACAGAAACTGCTGTTGTGCTGGTTTGCGTTATAGCCTGAACAGCGTTATTAAACGACTGTGCAGCAAAACTAACTACAGAAACCGCTGTTGTGCTAATTTGCGTTATAGCTTGCGCCGCGTTATTAAACGATTGGGCAGCAAAGTTAACTACAGAAACTGCTGTCGTGCTGGTTTGCGTTATAGCCTGGGCAGCGTTATTAAACGATTGGGCTGCATAGTTACCTAAAACAATCGTGGTATTGCTGGTTTGCGTTATAGCTTGCGCCGCGTTATTAAACGACTGCGCCGCCGAATTACTAGCCAATACCGTTGTGGTGCTTGACTGTGCTGTACTAACCGGATTATTGACATAAGTCTGAGTTGATGTGCTGCCAACCGTAATAGCCGTGGTGCTTGCATGGGTGTGGCCAACCACGCTATTGACATAAGTCTGAGTTGATGTGCTGCCAACCGTAATAGCCGTGGTGCTTGTCTGTGCTGTACCAAGCACCGGTGCAATGTATGACCCATAAACAACAATGCCCGGTGCAGGCGTTGGCAATGCCAGGATTGAACTTTTGAAGTAAACAGAAGATTCATCTTGGCCGTCGCTCCATACAACGCCCACGGAGTATGGCTGCCCACCGCCTAGCGATAGTGCGACTGGCGATTGTATACCTTGTCCAGAAACCGCTTCGCTTGCCGAATCCGTCGCGCCTGTTCCTGCAATGATTTCTGAAGCTATTGGGTCTCTGAGATCAGACCATGCTGCTACGTAAACAGTGCCAGCGTTGGTGTTTGCAAAAGCCGTGGCGGCTATTTCTCCAACGTCTGCGCCAATTTGCACTTGCTCAATGTAATCGGCAGTAGTGAATTGGCCTTGTATAACATTGCTGTATCCACTGTCATCCTGAACCAATGCAAAATAATAGTCTGTATTTGCATCAAGTGCGGCAGCAATAAAACTAGGGTCAACGGTGGCGGCACTTGAAGCTGCCCATAAGACGGAGCCACCGTAACCGGCAACAATTTCGTCGATATCGGATTGATTATCCTGCCAAGCCCTATCAGACCTTATAGCCGCATAGATAGTCCCCGACGCCGCATCACTGATGCAGCCTAAAATGGCACCGTCTATTGTCGGTGATGAATAGATCGCTGATAACGTCGCCATTATTGCGTTGTATCCACAATCAGCCAGCCCGTAGGATCTGAAACAAGCGGCCCGCCATTTTCCAGTGACGTAGTGTCAATGGTCATTGCTCGGACTTCCCAAACTGCTTTGGGCAAGTGGTATAGCGTGTATTCTTGAATGTTGCCAATAACCGTAATCGCTTTTGCTTCGCCCCCCTGCTTCCTGAATTCTATTGTGTACCCGTATATCTCGCTCCCTGACAAGGCGGCTGTTGACTCCCTTTCTGCGGGGGCATCCCATGCAAGGATGATGCTTTCATTGGCCGATGGGTCTAGCGGAACTACCAGCGTTGACACCCTATAGCAATCGCGGCCACCGTCGTATACAACGCAGTATCTTTTTTTGTTCAGATCGGAAAGATCCTGAGCGATGGTGACAGCTTCACTTTTTGTTGCGTAATCTGAGACAAGGCCATCTGGGGCATGCACGGCATATTGCGATAGCGCCTGGCTGGCAAAGACAAACAGTGCAAGTCCGATAAAGCGCATTATGGCGCTTCCCGCAGGTTTGTTGGTGGATTGGGCCTGTCTAATGCGGCACTTGTATACATGGGGCCTATATATGACGTCGATATAACAACATTGTCATACCATTTGTCATTTATCTGCGATGACCCCTGCCCGCCATTTTCAAGCTGAACAGTATCAATATATAAATTCTGTATGTCCCTGAATCGCATGTTCGGCCAGTCACCAATAAGAACACCATTCTCCCATATTGCGATTCGGCCATCTCTGCTGCCCGGCGTGTTGAGCTGAACCATTAGCTCATGGCACACCCACTGACCCCTTGGTGGCACTGTGTTGGTCTTAGCTACAAAATCAGGGCCGAAATCCTGCGTGCCATTTGATACCCGACCATCAGGAAAGAAGTGTTCACCATAATCAAAATC